TTTAGCATTAAATAAAGTTATGATATTAATATCAAATAATGTGCTATTCAATAATCTGGAATACTGCAGTTCTTATCGAAAGCTCTTATAGCTCCCCCAGCACCACCATAACCAAGTGCAAGTTCTGCTATTTTTCCTTTAGCTCTTAATTCACCATTGACACCATGCTTTTCTACTGGAACACCAAACATCTTTGAAGCTGATGCACAGTAAATATCTCCACCATGCTTGAATACTTTCAGTCTCCATTCTTCTCCAGCTATATAGGCTATAACTCTTGCCTCAATAGCAGAGAAGTCAGCAACTATAAATCTGTTTCCTTCTGTTGGTATAAAAGCTGTTCTGATTAACTGAGATAATGTATCTGGTATGCTGTCATATAAGAACTCTAAAGTATCAAAATCACCGTTCTTGAGTATATTTCTAGCATCATCTAAATCAGGTAAATGGTTTTGCGGTAGGTTCTGTACCTGTACTCCACGACCTGCCCATCTGCCAGTCCTATTAGCACCATAGAACTGTAATAATCCTCTTACTCTGCCATCATCACATCTCATGTTAATCATAGTCTGGTACTTCCTAGTTGATGTTTTTCCCATTAACCGCCTTAATTCAAGTATCCTTTTAACCTCTGCATTACCTTTTAATTCTGCATCTCTTATTAACACTGGTATTGTATCTTTAGTTATGCTTCCAACTGCATAACCTACTCTCTCACCTATCCACTTTTTAAGTTGTGCAAGACTATTAGGATTATCTAATCCTGTAAGCTCTCTAGCCTCATTCATAAGTCTATAAGAAAGTTGTTCATCACAATCTATTGCTCTATTAATCATATCTAAATCAAGATTAATTCCTCTGTCGTTAATCTCCTGATCCAGATTCCACAATAATTTTTCTTTTGAGATAACTTCATATTTACTTAACTTGTTTCTTATATCTCTTTCAACTTCAACGTCTTGTTTACAATATTCTTTAAATGTCTCCCATTTTTCAGGTGCATGTTCTGTAAGATTTCTAGTTCTGCCACCATTTGTCTTAGTTGGTTTACATGGCTTACAGAAATACTGTATTAGTGCTTTACCTTCCTTCATCTTCTGCTTATCTTCAGGGAAGTGTAATGCCTTACCTACCATATCCAAAGAACTTGGAAGACCTAACCTCATAGCTTTTATCATTGTGCAGTCCCATTCTTCTGGTTTCATATCTCCTATTTTGTAGCAACAGAATGCCCCAATTGCATTTCTCTCAAAGTTTGCATTGAATGCTGTCTTTAAAATGCCAGGATCATTCAACGCAAATGTTACATCCACTGGTAAATTAATTTCTTTTGTTAAATCTACTATTTTAACTGGTTCATCATTGAAAGCATATGCAAACAGTAATATTTCAAATGATGGGTGCCTACAATACTTATAAGCACCCACATCTTTGATATCTAAGTCACAATATGTTTCAACATCTATAGATAAGATATCCATGTGTTATTCTCCTAACCTAAGAAATCATCATTTGCTGAATTTCCACCAACGCTGTCAAAGTCATCTTCTGCTCTTGTGAATCCTCCAAGTGGTTCGCCATCTTCAAGTTTTTGAATATTTCCAAGTCCCGCTGCAATTCCTTTATTTCCACTTGCATTGTAAGCATAGAAGTTAAGAGTTAATCTTGCATAACATCCTGAATAAACTTCTGTTGCATCAAGTACTGGTTGTACATTTGCATCAACAACACCTGGTTTATTTTTGCTTGATGCATTTAAGAAATAACATCCTTTGTAAGCTTCATCATCTTCTCTTTCAACATCTCCATCTCTTAAAGGTGTCTTAAGATTTCCTGGTATTTTATTTCCCCACTTAGATGCCCCATCTTTCTTGGCTTGTTCTGTAGCTTCCTTAATTGCTTGTAATGTTACCTTATCTGATTTTGGAATGATTACTGATACACTGTACTTTGCTTCTTGACCTTCATTCATTGCATGTGGTTCAAAAATGTGTGCATATGATAATCTCACCTTTCCTGTTGTTACCTTAGTTCCTGTTCTCTTTGCTGTTACGTTCATTATTAATCTCTCCTTATTATTTAAAATATTTTCTTTATCCTCAATTCTTTGGATTACTACCTCATCAGCGTCCAAAAATTGATATGTTTTTATACCTTTTTCATCTAATATCTGCATTACAATATCAAATTCCTGTTGAGTAACGCATATTTCATCTTTTTTACCATCTATAAAATCTAATATTTGACTTTCTATGATTTCATCAAATATCTTAAACATTGATATCACCTACTCAAAATCTACCTTCGCAGGATTATAAACTGGTCTTTTATCTTCTGACTTAACAAGTGTTGGTTTACCTGGTGGCTTATCAATCACATGACCAAGTATTGCATTGAATTTCTTTTTGCCTACTAGCTTCTCTAAGTTAGTTATTCCTTGGAGTTCTTGAGGTTTGAATATCTGTTCATCCTTAAAGCCTTCTGTATGAAGCATATCAATCGCCTCTTGTTTAGATGTAATAATCCTATTGCTTCTTCCTTCAACAACTTTAAATCCTGTGAATTCTTCACCTTGCAATGCCCGCTCAAGTGCATACTCTTTTACATCTTCTGCCCATGCCTTGAGTTCATCAACTCTTGATAATATAAATCCTATATCATTATTATCAAGTACCTTAGGTTCTTCAAAATCATACTTCGCAAGTTCCATGTTCTTATCTGCTCTTGCCTTACATACTGCTTTTGCCTTACAGAACTTACAGTGCTCACCTGCATAAAATTCACCTTTGCCTTTAATTGCAAGTTGTGCTTTGGGCCTTAACTCTTCCTCGGCCCATCCTATTAATTCTTCAACTGACATTTCATCAGTGCTTATAGAATCTAATCTAGGCTGAATTATTGTCATCTTTATTCTTTGAATATCATATAGGAATTCAAACTGACTTATAGCTCCTAATGCATATAATCTCATTTGAGGATTATCTACTGCTGATACTGCAACGCCTTTTCCGTACTTAAGGTCGCATATCTCCATTGTCCCATCTGCTATTACTACAAAGTCACCTGTTCCAAATCCATCTGGCGCCCATGTGCTGAAATCAAGTTTCTGTTCTACTATTGCAATTGCATCTGGTGTATTGACTCTTGCTTCACTTACCTTTTCAAGACAAGTATTTACATACATATCTACATACTCCGGCATATCATTACTGAATAATCCATTCTTCATTATCTTCGCAAGATGCGCACTGTACTTCTTTTGGGTGTATTCGCCTAAATTAAGTCTTAAAGTAATTTCTCCAAGTTCGTGGGCTAATGTTCCTTCTTCTGCGAATGAACTTGTCTTATTAGGAAAATCCTTTTCTAGCATCACGCTAGGTGTGCAATTAAGCCACCTATGTGATGAACTAGCACTTAATAGTGCATGTGCTGCCATTATTGCAATGCCTCTACATCTTTGTATGCTGCTGCTCTGTCCTCTTCTTTAAGTTCTGTAAGCTTTGTTGCTCCATACTTCTTAAATATTTCTTTAACCTCTGACTGTTTACCAGACTTCATAACATTAGCGCATAATTCTCTTAATTGTTCCTTAGTAACATTTGGTACATACTCACTTGGTTCAATATCTTGAGGTGGAGTTACTGGTGGTTCAGGTTCTCCTACTTTTTCTGCATCTACTTTTGGTGCTTCTTCCTTAACTGGTTCTTCTTTTACATCTTCTTTTGGTTTGTCCTCTGTTTTTGCCTTTTCTGACTTCTTAGACACGTTCTTCTTATCTACCTTAGAATTATCCTTTTTGATTTCTTTATCTTCTACAGGAGCAACTGTGACAGTTTTATCACTACACTTACATGGCACACCTATTAATTTTGCAAATTCTTGCATTTCCTCAACTGTATTAAATTCAACATTAATTTTCATATGTTATCTATCTCCTTCTATATTTAAATTTGAATTATATTCTGTTTCCATAACCTTAACTGTTTTACATGAATCACATAAACAAGCTCTTTTGTTTGGTTTAAGAATTACACTCTTACCAACTGCTGAGGCTTCAACTGCATTGCCACACTTGTAGCAAATTAATCCACAGCTAACTAAGTCCATATATTGATTTCTATCATCTAATGACTGTATAAATTTATCTTTCATAATAATCCTCCTAATTTACATAAAAATTATTATGTCTATCCTAAAAAGTCGTCTTCAACTATTTCTGTATCTAAGGCTTTTGCTTCTTCCAAAACTATTTTTAAGGCTTTAGTATTCTTTACACCAACAGTCCATCTTCTTGTAAGTCCTTCTGGCCATTCCATATCTGGTTGTGTTCCAAGCATAACTGTTAATGTATTACTTCCAGAATGAAAATCACATTCTGTGTTTACATCCTTCTGTTGATTCAATTTGACGCATAGCAGAAATATTTCTTGAATAATACTTAAATTCTCATCCATTAGTCCAATTCTCCCAGTAATAATTTTTCTTCAAATTCCTCAACTTCTGCTGCAAGATTTTTAACAACCCACGACTTAGCAACTTTTATGAATACTTCTTGTGTTGTGTACCCTCTAAAATGAGCCAAAGAATAACTGGTTCTAGTTTGAACAAGTAGTAAGTCATTTTCTTTTAAATCCTCTATATCAGTCAAGTAACTATATTTCTGACCAAATGAATTTCTCGTAAATTCAACTAATGCAACTAATTTTTCACTCATGCTAATCCTCCTAATGCTAAAATCTTATCTCTCTGCTTCTTAGGTTTTTTCATAAGCTCTTGCATATCTACAATGCAATATCCTGTATCCCATTGTGCTATGAACCATGCTTTAATATTTATCTCACTGTCCGGTGGGTTAGGAGGTTCTGGCGCAAAAGCTTCTTTTTCTTTTTTGTGTTCCTTATACCACTTCTTTCTCCATTCCTCTTTCCAGTTCTCTATTCTCGCCTCAATTATTTCTTTCTTGGCTTCTTCAAGTTCCCTATCGAACTTACCCATTTTTAAATCACCTCAATTTGTGATATAATTAATTTGAATATTTTATTAAGTGCTATCTTGAACTACTTTGGTCGGTGTTCTTGATAGCTTTTCTTTTCCTAAGTTCTTCCTGGAGTATATCCCCAAACGGTCTGTGCTCTTTTTGCTCTCTATCTTTTGTTGCTTTGTATATTTCTTCCACTTTTCTGTTTATATCAAACATAATTCCCATTACTGTATGCCTGCTTTTATAACTGTCTGAGCTGTTCTGCTGCATATATTTACATACTGCATCTGACTTGTCCTCTTTCCAAATGCAAGTCTGTTGAATTTTATATCTTCGTCTGTAGCATTTAAAATTGTTTTAAACTGCTCTTTTGTAACATTTTGTCTTAACCAGTGTAAAAATTTGAATGCCAATTTAATCATCTCCTTTAATAAATTCCTACAATTTCCGAATACATCACCCATTTATACACCTAGCAAGGTAGTGATCTTTCACTAGGCTTGTCCTTAGCTTTTATATTTAATTTCATCTTCTACATGTTTCATGAGCTTCTTTAATCCATCTTCTCCTAGCTGCTTTTCTAAAATATCCAGTATAGCTTTTGACTGGCTTTCTCTTAATTCTTTTATTCCTTCAGCTGTTTCAGGATAAAAAACTCTTACTGTTATAGGCTGTTTTTTCTTTTTCCGCCTCTTAATCCCCATAATAATTCTCCTAGTAGCAATTCATACTATTTTATGAGTTTCGGCCTTAATCTGTTCCATAAAATATTTCTGGAACTGTGCTGTTTAATGCTGCTGCAATCTTGTCCATTGTTTCTTTTGTAGGATTTTCTGTTTTGTGATTCTCTAAATCTGACAAATATCCTACCGATATGTTACTAGATTCAGCAAGATTTCTTATCGTCATCTGCTTTTTTTTCCTAATATTTTTTATAATATTCATTTCCTCACCTCGATTCGTTTTATTATTCGCTACAAGTGAATAATATCATTTATTCGACGAACTTAGCAAACGCTATTTTATTCGTTATAATCGAATAAAACTGTTTATTCGTCGAATAGCTTGTACATACTCCTTTTTTCGTTGACATTCATATTTATAAAGATTATTATTGTTCTATGGGAAAGAACACAAATGGAGGTGTTATTCGTTGATTGGTGATAATATTCGTAGAATAAGAAAAGAAAAAGGCTATAGTATAAATAAACTTAGCAAAGAAACTGGAATTTCTCTTGGGTATTTAAGTGACTTAGAAAATAACAAAGCGAAAAATCCAAGTATGGATAAATTAAAAACAATAGCAAAATTTCTAGAAACTACTTTAAACGACATAATAGGATCAAGTTCAACTATTTCTGATAACAATGTAAATCAGGAAAATCAGCATAAAGTAAACATCAAAAATTCAAGTAGTAATAAAATTCTCCCAGATAACTTTATCAGTATTCCAATTGTAGGGAGCATAAGAGCCGGAAAACCTATATTTGCTGAAGATAATTACTTAGGAACAATACCTGTTATGTCCAATACCTTAAAAAGTGATAGTATATATTTTGGTCTTATAGTAAAAGGTGATTCTATGAATCTAGAATTCACAGAAGGGTCTATACTTGTTGTTGAAAAAACTCCATGCTTAGAAAATGGTCAAATAGGTGTTATAAGAATTGACGGTATGGAGGCTACAGTTAAGAAAGTAGTTATTAGTGGCTCTATGATTACTCTAATTCCAATGTCAAGTAATAAAGAGCACATACCACATATGTACAATTTAGAAACTGATGATATAGAAATAATAGGGAGAGTAATTCAAGCAATAAAAACTTATTAGGAGGTGTTCGAAATTAAGGCAGCGATATATACAAGAAAGTCCAAGTACACTGAAGAAGGCGAATCAATAGAAAACCAAATAAATATGTGTATAGATTATGCTGAAAAAAATCTAGGTATAAAAGATTATTCCATATTCCAGGATGAAGGGTTTACCGGAGGAAATACTGACAGACCACAATTCCAAAAAATGATGAAAGAACTTAAGGAGAAAAAATACACGCATCTTATCTGCTACAGACTTGATAGAATAAGCAGATCTGTAGCAGACTTTTCATCTACTCTTGAGTTATTGAATAAACTTAAAGTATCTTTCATCAGTATAAAAGAACAATTCGATACCAGTTCTGCTATGGGCAGAGCTATGCTTAATATATCTGCTACGTTCGCCCAGCTTGAAAGAGAAACTATAGCCGAGCGTATAAGAGATAATTTAAGAGAACTAGGAAAAACCGGCAGATGGCTTGGCGGCCCACCCCCTTTAGGCTATAAGTCTATCGAAGTGGAAAACAATGATGCAGGTGGTAAGAGTCGTAAAAAGCATATACTTGCTATAAACGAAAACGAGGTCGATACAATAAAAGCTTTGTTTAAGCTGTTTATGGAACATAAAAAATATAACAAGACAGCTACAATGCTTAATGAACTTGGATATAAACCACGACATGGAAAAGTATTTAATCTTACAATAGTTAAGCAGGCTATAAACAATCCTGTCTATGTAATTGCCGACAAGAAAGCTTTCAGTTACTTTAAATCTAAAGGCAGTAATACCTATCTTGCAGATAAATGCGATGGTATAAAGGGATTGATGCCATACCACAGAAGAGATTCTGAAAATAAAATGCTAAAGATGAACAAATGGATTATATCCGTTGGAGATCATCCAGGGATAATAACAAGTGAAGAATGGATACAGTGTCAAAAGATAAAAGATGAGATAAAAAATAAGCCATCCAGTAGGCACGGATCCAGTAAATTGTTTTTACTAAGTGGATTAATAGTATGCAATAAATGCGGAAGCAGTATGTCTGGCAGACATAAAGTTCTTAAAGATAGTGTTTATAGATACTACACATGTAACTTACGTAATAGAGCTCCAAGCGAATGTTGTAATGATTCCTTAAATGCATATGATGCTGAAGATTTTGTAGTTAAAAGTCTTAAAATGCTAAAAAAAGAAGATATACTTGAGGATTATAAGAAGTCAGAGAAGAATAATTCAATAAAAGTTGATAATGATAAGTTAATTAATAATTACAAAAAAGAGCTTGAAGAAAACGAAAAATGTATAAGCGGAATAATCAGAAAACTTGCGACTGAGGAAGATGAGGATTTGATTAGTGATTATAAAAAGGAGAGAATGAATTTAAAAGTAAGAAATACTGAACTTGATTCTATTATTACAAATCTTGAATCAAAAAATGAAAACATAGTTGAAACAAATGAGAACATTGATGAGGTTATGGCCTTAATCGAAAACTTTCAGAAGTTCTATGACTATGCTGAAAGCTTTGATGATAAACAGAAATTAATAAGAAGTATTGTTAAATTCATTACCTGGGATAGCGAGACCGGATATCTTGATATTGCGCTAATACGCTCATCCAGAAAGAGACCTACAATAAACCCGCTCTTTCACCTTTAGGTGATAAGAGCAGACGATCTAAAAAAAGGTAAAGTAACTCTTTCTATGCTTTCATTATATATTAT